GGTACTGCGCGCCCGTGCCAGCCTGTAGGAACTGGCTGCTATTCCCCTGCAGGAATGCATACAGGGTATCAATGGAGACTTTGCGAGTGTCGCTGTTCGCCGCCGACCAGAGCGCCAGAAGATCAGAGCCGGTAATCGCGTTCGCCGAGGAAAGCTGGGAAATATTCATGGCTCACTCAAAGTCAATTTGGTTGTCTTCCTGGCCGGCGGTCAGCGCATCGACTGGCGGCGGCAAGAAGGTGTAATTTGGCGTGCGCTCCGGCTTATTGCCAGCACCGGCCGGCAGGCCTGCGCGGAACTGCTGCTCTGGCGGGAATGCGCCACGGTTTGGCAGCGAGGCAAACGCCGTGCGTGCAGACATCAGCGTCTGAGGCGAAAGGTTCTTGCCGTAGCTTGGCGCCAGGCGAATGGCCAGGGTTAAGTAAGTCGCCTCGATAGCCCAATCAGGCAGGCCAGAATCAGTGTCCAGCGTCGAGGAGTCGGGGCTGGACGGCAGCGCATAGCCAAGGCGGATACCGCGACCGTTCCACGACGCCATCATGCTGTCCAGCGTGCGCAATGCGTCCTCGCGGTCTTCAGGCGCGATATTGAAGATCTTGGGGTTCTTCCCGATCTCAATCAGCGCTTGCTCGATGATTTGCTGCTTTGTCCAGCTCATGATTTACGCCTTCTCTTCGGCCTGGGCAATCATTTCTGCCAGCTTTTCGGTTGGCACATTCTTGGGGAAGTCGAGTCCAAGCTCAGTAGCCTTTGCCTTCAGCGAATCGCGGTCAACTTCGTCGGCTGGCTCCGGCTTCTTCTCCAGCTTTGGTGCGCGCGCCTCGTCGGTGGTCAAGGCCCAGCCTTCGCCAACGGCCTGCTCTTGCTCGTCTTCATCCTGAACGACGCGAGTATCGAACCGGGCGCCGTGGATTTCTTCTGCGCCTGGGAACTTGTACATCATGCGTGGAAATTCGTTCATGTCTTATCCTTATTCATGTTGGCACGCCTTGTTTCCCAGGCCCGTTTTCTTGCTTCCATCATATTTAGTCTCTTCTCAGGGTCCTGCCATGCGGCCTTTACACCAGCCCCCATTGCGGTCTTTCTAGAATCGCCGTACGGGCCCCTCTTAGTACCTTTTGTTGCTTTTGAGATTTTATCCTTAGTCTCATCTGTCATCTGCCTATTTTTAGCGGCAATTGACATCTTCTTTCTTGTCTCTTCAGTGAAGACTTTGTCTCGGAACTTCTGCCTTGTCTCTTCAGGCATTGACCAACCAGAAGATTTCCTATCTTCCCACAGCTTACGCAGTTTCTCGGCAGCTCTTTGCTTCGATTCCTCTGTTCTACCTTTTTCAGATAGCGCCAGAATCACCTTCTCTCTATACGCAGGATCCATCCATCGCTTCCGCATGGATTCGGCCATCTGCATCTTTTTTTCTTCAGTCCATTTTCTTCCAATGGCTTTCGCAGATATTTTTGCCGCAACTTCCGGCGACTTGGATGGTGCGTTATCACCGCCCAACGAGATGTTATATCCATCTGGCCATAGTGTTTTATGGCTTTGGATTAGCGCCACCTCCATCTCATTCAATTCATTTCCGCATTCAGTATTTGCAATCACATGAACAGTTGGCTCGCCATGCTCTCTCCATGCGCAATGGACTGCCAACATGCTGTTGGACAGCGCAGCATTTCGGTGCGCTGTGATACGTGTCGTAATTGATCTTACTGTTTGTCCTATGTAACTTTTCCCGGACTTGAAAGTTAGCTTATATATGGAGCCCATAAAAGAATTGACTGGTAGTTTAGACCAGTCAATTCTATCACACTTAAGCCAACATTATGAATCTAAACCTGCGAGTAGAGAAGATTCCCGCACATTTCAGGATTCGTCATGCCGACGCCCCAGCGGGAGTCGCAGCGGTACTTGTACATCTTCGAGTTGATGTCGAAGAACTTGTACAGCATGACCTCGACGCCCAGCTCGGTGGTGCCGCGCATGTAGCCGGCACCGGCAGCGGTCAGGCCTTCATCGATACCGTTGCGGCCTGGCAGCAGTTCGATAGCGCGCTGGTCGAAGAACGGCATCACGTTGCAAGCTGCGGTGTTCAGCCAGGTGATGGCTGCGCCGTTGGCAGGGGTTGCGGTGACGTTCTTGTATTCCAGCTCCGGCTGGGTCGGCGACGAGTCTGCGGCGATGATCGGAGGGCTGATCTGCACGACACCCGAGCCGCCAGCACCGGAAACGATGGCGGTCACGGTGAAGGTCTTCAGCTGGCCAGTGTCCACTTTGCTGATGTGGTGCACGGCGTTGACGCCCGCGATGGTGAACTTGTCACCAACCTTGACGGTGCCGGAGGTTACGGCGATGGTCAGGTTCTGATAGCGGTTGTCCACGTTCGCAGTTTCGCCAGTCGATGCGGTACTGGTGGCCTTCGGCACGTAACGCTGGTTGGCGCCGTTGACGGTCACGGTCACGCCGGCCGCAGCGGTCAGGCGATAGGTATAGTCCGACTTGAAGGTATCGAAACCGGCGATGTGACCAATGAAGGCACGCTCAAATGCCGTGTTGACCTTCGCGTTGGCGGAAGTCTGCGGCTTGGCCAGGGTCGATGCCATGTTGTTGTAATCGCGGGCGTGCGCAATCGCCACACGGCGCGACTCGTCGCCAACCAGGCCCTGCTCGATCATCAGTGCGTCAGCCGCCGACAGGTCATCGAAGCCGGAGGCGGCCACGGTACGCTTGACGGTCAGGGTGCCCTGAATGGCTGCCACGTTGGCGCACGAGATGTTGATCTCGGTTGCCAGGCGCTGCATAGCAGAGCGCATCTTGCGGTCGCGCTGCTGCGGGTCGTTCAGGTCATTGCTGGTCATCTTCCACGGCACGGACTTGTCGTAGCCCAGGCTGATCGGCACGGACAGCTGGGTCACATCGGAGAACGACGCGGAAATGTCGGTGCCGGCAGGGCCGTCCACGGACACGGAAACGTAAGGGGTAGGGCGCCAGATCTGGGTGCCTTGCGAGCGCTCCAGAATGACGGGATCAGCGTTGAACTTGCTGACGTTCTTGCCGACGACCAGCAGGTCATCGAAGCCGGCCAACATCTCATCGAATAGGACGGTTTCCTGTTTGGAAAATGCGGTTGCCATTTTAATATTCCTTGTTTATGCGGCTTGCTGGCGGCGCTCGCGGTGGTAAGCGGCCACTTTCGTGCGGTCGCCGGTCCGGTCAGCTTCTTCCATCAGCTTTGCCAGTTTCGAATCCACCGCACCAGAAACAGGGGCGCTTGCACGCACTTTCGTTTCAGGTGGCGGCGCAGTTTTGCGCGGAGCAGTTTTCACTTGAGTCTCCAGTTTCGCCAAAGCCATAGCGAATTTCACGGGGTTGGTAATGGCTGCCAGTTCTTTGGCCTTCGCCGGACGCTTGCCGATGGCATACGCCAGGATGGCCGAGTTGTCGACTTCGAGCAGGATTGCTTGCTGGATATCGCTGAACGTCGAGCGGACAACTTCCTCCGTCTCTTCGTAGTCAGGGACACGCAATTGGGTGGCCGCCTTGCGGTGCGCCTCCACTTTTGCATTCCAGTCGCGCTCTTGCTTCTCTTTCTCCGCACGGGCATCTCGCTCGCGTGCATCGATGTCAGTCTTTCGTTGATGCCAGGCTTGCAGCTTGTTCGTGAAGTCTTCTTCGTCGTAGTCGCAGCTGGCCAGGGTGGGCTTCTCGCCCAGCTCAATCGCCTTTTGCTGACCAGTCAGCGAGCCTGCGGCTTCTTTCGCCTTCAGCTCCCGGAGTTCACGCATTGCTGCCCGGTGTTCCTTGCGCAGTTCCTTCACCCATTTCGGGGCGTCTGCCCGTTCTTCAGGTTGCGGCTCTGCCTCGCCGTCGATGCTGATTACCAGTTCGCCATCTTCTGGCGTTTCGTCTTCCTTGGGATCTTCCGTCTCGGAAGGTTCCTCGTCAGAATTCTCCTGTTCAGCTTCGATGACTTCTTCTTGCTCGTCATCAACTACCTCAACGTCTTCATGGTCTGCCATGTAGTTCCCCATTAACTCGCCGGATTCGGACCAGCGGATGCCGTTGCGGGAATAATAGAACTTATCTATTAGAAACGCAATTCAAATAGTTATTGCACTTGCGGTGCTTGTGCCGGTTGCAGCTGCGTGGCAATCGTTGCCGCAGTATTCAGTCGCTGAGTCTCGACGCCGGCCAGTTTCGCGATGGTATCGGCCTGGGTGTTGCCGATCTTCGCGCCGGTCAGCTCGGTTTCTGCGGTCGCCTTCAGGGCGTCGGCGCGCTGCTTCTCTGCCGCCGCCATCAAATAGACCGAATTCGCGTCCGGCTGCTGATTCTGTGCCTCGGCCGCCAGTTCCTCGGCCTCTTCCTTCGTCGGCTTGACGGCACCCATGCGCACCAGCTTGGCACGGAAGAACTTCTGCACGTCGGTCAGGCCTTCGCCTTCGATGTTCATCATGATCATCGAGGTCAGGATTGCCTGAGTCTCTGGATCGGTGGTCATGGCGGCCAAGCCGGTCAGCGCACGCACGGTCGCGGCGCGGCGGCTGCTGCTGGATGGGCCCACGTCTGCATACACGTCGAATTTCGCCTGCGACATGTCGTTTTCGTACTCAGTGGCGCCGGTTTCTTCGTTCCGCACTGGGCGCAGCAGCTCCACATTGCCCACCTCACCAGAGGAATGCATGACCTTGACCTTACGGCCGGCTTCAATCAGCAGATCCTTGTTCATGGACAGCCACACCTCGCCGATACGCTTGATGGTCTTCGCGAAGTTGGACATGTAGATGTAGACCTGCATGTCCAAGCGCTGCTGGATCAGCTCGACCGCCTTGCCGGACTGGTTTGGCTGCAGTTGCTCGCCGGCTTGCTGGTTGCCGAGCAGGTCTTCCAAGGCTTGTTGGGCCAGTTGTGCGAGCGCGGCCATAGCGGGCGGGACAGTCGGCGCCTTGGTGTAGGCAATCGGTCCAGCCGGCATCATCTGCCCGGTGGCCTCGTCCAGAATCGGGTTGATCAGCAGGTACGGATACTTCTTGATGTTGTCTTCCGCCCACATGACAGCGTGGCCGGCAATCTGCTCAGGCGTCAGGATCGGCTTCTCGATGTCAAAGCGCGCGGCCATCTCGGCCAGCCAGGACATGAGCATGTTGGTCAGCATTTGGGCGTCTTTGGCCAGGCGCACGTGACCCATGCAGCGTTCAATGCCATCCACATACCAGCGCTTGCCGTAGTAGGGGATGACGGGAATCTCAGTGCCGGCGATGTAGCCGCAGTCCTCCAACACCTTGTTGCCAGACATGATGTACTTGTGCACCTTGCGGCGGCGCGTGCGTTTCTGCCGGATCTCTTGGAAGCCCAGTGCGGCCAACTCTTCGGCGCGGCCTTCCTCTTTCAGCTCTGTCGCTGTGACTTTCAGCTCGTTCGGTTCGTCCTCGTTCAGGGAGATACCACGGAAGATGTGGACCATTTCATGCTTCTGCTCGACGCAATACACCTCGGCGATCCAGACAACATCAGGCGTGCACCAGTCGAATTCCATCTTGGTGATGGCCTTGGGCCAGCTGGCCGGGTCATCACCGTACTCGGCATGGTAAGCCTTGCGCGTCATGGGCGTCAGAACGTAGCACTTAGTCGCGTCCCGCTTGTCCTGGCGCTTACCGTCCAGACTGAAGAACACGCACGAGTCAGCATCGAAGATCGGCTCAATGCACACGCGCTGCTGGTCGTTTTCGTCGTCGTCTTCATCGACGTACTGCGCGCGCAAGCGGATGGCGCCGTAGCCTCCGCTGACGCCTTCCTCGAAAGCGTTGTCGTATGCCTCTTGGGCGCCACTGTCCTGCTCGTCGGCGCGGTAGAGACCATCGCATGTTTCCGCCAGCTGGTCCGCTTCGGTGCCATCCTTGGCCACGAAATCGACCGTGATGCGGTTGTTCCGGTACTCGTTGATGATGCGGATAACAGCCAGGTGAACTTTGTTAAATTCGAATCGCGGCTTGTTTTCAAACTGGTCGCCCATCGGGCCTTCCCACTGCGCGCCCGTCACAGAGCAGAAGCGGCGATCCATCAGGCATTGCATGCGAACATCGCGCACAGCTAGTTGGATTTCATCGAACTCGATCAGCAGATCACTGTGAAGTGCCGCCAACTGCTCACGTTTTGACATGCCCATGATGATATTGCTCCGTTTCCAGTCTGAAATTTCCCAGATTGTAACGCGAAATATTCCTACATTTTAATAAGATGTGCTTCAAAGGCAGCATTTACCGTGATGTTGTTGGCGCTGGTGTAGACCGCGCTCACGGCAACGTCAGCCCGCTGGCCTACTGGAATGCGAGCCTCAGCGGTCAATGTGAACGGGTTGCGGTCCGTGCACTGGATCTGGCGCGGGCGCCCATAGACCCCAGATGGGAAGCGGAAATACAGGCCAAAGTCTGCGCCTCGCGTAGCCGCACCTGATGCACGTAGGAGGGAAATCTCGATGGCGAAAATGTTCAGCATGAAGCCGGCCGGCACGGTGTACACGCATTGCTGGATGCTGCGTTGACCTGGTGGGATGATGGCGCGCACAGTCCCAGTGCCGACTTCGCGGATGGTGATCGTTCCCAGGTTGGTCTGGTTCGGGTTGACTGGCGCCGTAATACCGATCGATCCGTCATTGATGCGGAAGTGCGAGCCAAGAGGCACGGCACCAGCACTCCCATTCAGCGCCACAGCGCCGGATGAAGTCACGGCATAAGCCGAATCCACCCCGCCGATAGTGATGGTCTGCGCACCAGTTCCGCCAGCCGTGTCATTGGCGTTGTCGGAGATGGCCTCCAGCGCAGTGTCACCCGTCATCCAGGGGTAAATGTCTGCAGCGCCCACCCAGATATCTTGCGGCGCCGTAATGCCCTGAATGGCGGTATTGGCCGGAATCGCCGCTGCAATCGTTCGCGTACCAAGCGCAGCAACGCGAGTCACGCCAGGCACACGGCCCAGCATCACAGCGGCGTTGTAATCTGCAAAGCTATTAAATCCGCCATCCATTGGCGCCTCCGATGATAGTCTGTTTCTATTGGTATTTAACTGCTAATAGCCAATAGTCTAGACCTATAACATCTTCGGCGCTAATAGAATCTATCGACGTGAGAACGCCGATTGCATTGGCAGCACCTCGACCACGACTTTCTTGCGCTTAGGCATGACTGTCAGGTGTTCGCCTTTGCCCATCATCAGGTACTGGCCGGCTTCGCATGGGTGACTGAAGCGGTTCTTGTCCGGGGCATCGCGGTAGCGCTCATCTCCAGCCACGGCAATGCGCTTGAAGCAGTACGCTCCTTGCATGCCCTTGCGGGTGATCTTGCAGTCAGGATGGATCAGGAAGCCTGGCTCACCGTCGATCATACGGCGCAGTGATGCCGAGACAGACTCGCTCCGCTTGGCGAAGTCGTTGGATGGCGCCGGCTTGGCCTCGATGCCCTGAGCCTCCAGTAGCTGGAACACAGTGCGCTCTTCGCTGTCGCCTGACTGGCGCTGATCGCCGGCCGGGTCGCCGGTTACCGAATTCAGATGCCAGCCCGGGAAGTTGTCGGCCAGGAACTTCTTCAGTTCGCCAGCAAAGCGGATGATACCGGTGTCCTCTGTCACCAATTCCTTGCGCCAGCGCATTTGCCCGTTCGGCATCTGCTGCCCGATAACTGCAGCCGGCGTGAGCCCGAAGTCCAGGCCGATATCGAGGCCCAGCTCTTTCACCAGCTCAAACGGCTTGCAGTGCGTGCTGTCGCGGTAGTCAGGGTAGACCGGCTTGCCGTCGCGCACGTAACCGTATTCATTGGCCAGGTTGACCAGAATCCAATCCTCGCCTTTACCTTGGGCGCCCTTGAGGTAGTAGCCTTTCGGCAGATTGTGAATATTCTCCGCGTCAGGATTCTCTTCCCATGGGGCATCCTTGTTCGCTCGGATCAGCCCGCCCGGCTGACGCAGGAAAGTCCAGCCTTCCGGCTTATCCTCTTCAGCCAGCCTGAAATACCAGTGGTCGGAGTCGGGCGCGTTGGTGTCGCCGTACATGCCGTACCACGTCGGCGCCATGTCCTGCGGGTAACGCCCAATACGCAAGTCCACCATCGAGACAATGGCGAATGGCAACTCCTTGGTTTCGTTCAGCCACGCTGCGGTGAGCTGCAGGCCGCGCAGCTTCTTCACGTGGTCAGGTCGGTCCAGCGCCAGGAAGACCAGCTCAGACTGCACCCGCGTTCCGTCCGGCAGCGCGAAGTCGAGACGATGAGTCGGCGGCTCCAAACCACCCTTGGTGAACTTCCCCAGCGGCTCGAACATCTCGAGCCAGTCCTTGATGGTCGTGCCAAACAGGTCGGGGTAGGTGTTACGGATTGCAGCAATGCGGGTCTTTCGGATACCCTGCGCGTTTGGCGCCTGGTCCGTCATCACCCTGAATGTCTTCCAGCAGCTGGCGTTGGTCTTGGACGAGCCCAGCGGCCCCATGATGAAGCAGCGCTGCGAGCGGTCGAGGATGTACCGCTCTAGCGTCTCGCCCTGTGGTGCATAATTGAATTCAACCCTCTGCGCCATCTTCTTCCTCGCGCTTGCGGCCGGTCCAATCCTTGATGATGACCATCATAGGCCCACCACCTGCACCACCCACCTCCAGCTTCTCACCGTACTTGCGCGGGTTCCACTTGGCCAGGAGCTTGAGGCGAGTATCGATCTGCAGCTTGCGGTGCCCTAGCATATCGGAGCGCTTGATCTTCAGACCATTCTCGCTCTCTTCGGTCTCCTCGCCCATCAAAGGAGTGTCAGCAATGCGCAGTGCATCCTGAAAGATTGCCTCCTCGCCAATTTCCCTTGCTCTCGCGATGCGTGCAGAAAATTGCTCGTCAGCATCAATCCACCCATAAACTGTTCGCCATGGTGGCATGTGCTCATCGCGGCAGATCTGTCGGAGTGGTTCGCCGTTTGACAGGCGCTCGACAATCTCCTCTGCGGCGGCATCCGTATATGTGTTCGGCCTGCCTGGGTTCTGGTGGCGGCGGTCTTCTTTCTCTACGGAATCTTTGTTACGCGATTTGCGTTCTTTTGGCGGCTGTTCAGCCTTTGGAGTGGTCATAGCGTGTACCTCTTTGTCTACTGGCTCCGGCCAGCGTCGGTACTTGCGATGTTACAACATTACTGTGCGACTGTCAGTTATCGCCGTGATCGATGAGGATCTTCTTGCACTTTTCGAGCAGATAAAGCGCCTCCGGGATGGTGCCGGCAGATGCGGCGGTGTAGAGCCTTCCATCTTCCTGAATGCCAAGCACCACGACGCGCTGCAGCTTGCCAAGCGCCTGCTCAAGAACTTGGTCAGGAGGAAGGTCTTGGGACGTTTCGCCGTTGAAATGGTACAGCTTAGCGGTCATTTGTACTTCCCCTTCTTGGCCTCGCGCTGCACGCTCTTGGCAATGGCGTAAGCTTGGGCCGGCTTCTTGCCACTAGCGATTTCTTCAGGGGCATGGCGTTACTCCTAAAAAATACCCCGCAAGTCGCGGGGCAAAGGTCGTGCGGGAAAGGCGCCAGGGCCGAAGTCTGGCTAGGCCAACAGCAAGGAGAAACTTGGCAACGGGTAGTGGATTCGAACCACTGACCAGCGGGATCAAAACCCGATGCTCTACCAACTGAGCTAACCCGCACTTGAAACTATTGTGGCATTCAGCACGGAATACGGAAACGCCTGGGCTCTTACCGCCCGCCTGCTGGAGCCACAAGAATTCTGACTGAGGCCACGTCCACGTAGTTGCCGAACCATACGGCCACTTACTGTTTGTGCTCACTCTCTCAGCTACGCTCGTTTAGGGCAGTCAGAATTCTTGTAGCCTCTGTCTTTCCAGAGTGTCAGCCCGGTAGCTTGGCGGCGCGCCATCCTCAGGAAGCGTTACATTCTTAGTTTCGCCTAGGATTATGAGATTCCTCACCTCAACGCCTTGCCGCTACTCCGTCATGCCTGTCTTCCGTCGAATCCTTTTGTTCTTGGCCCAACTCTCATGGGCCTCCCTGCAAGCTGAGTAGCATTTACGGCTTCCGCTTTCGCTGGCCGGGACTCGCCTGCCGCTGCCCGGTGATTGGCCCCTACGGATGGCCCGTAGCGTACTTTCGGCACCGGGTATTCCAGACCCAAATGCGCCAACCACGTTGCTACTCTATCACGCCAGAGCCGACTTTTCTACCTTTACCGTCTCCATGTACCAGCTTCCGTCCTGGCGCTGCTTGGCTTGCTTCTCGGTGATGGTGAAGTGTTCGCCGCCAAGCCTATTAGTCTGCTGTGGGATGGGCTTGGCGGTGGTCATGGCTTAGACTGCCAAACGTTGCAGAAGGCTTTCCAGTCGGGCCACCTGATCGCGTAGGTATCCTTGCCGTTCGCGCAGTGTTTCGCCAAGTGGCGAGAGGGCAGCACGAGGAACTGCGTTGCAGCCGGTGCTGTCCTTCGGGACCAATGCATCATTCGTTACAGGCTGCATGCGAATGGTCAGCCTACC